CGCCTTTGCTAGTTGGATGGTACCTAGTATGTTGATAGTGGTCTCACTATCACCCATGTATTCCCAATCGGATTCCTCTCCGGAGGTAACAACCTCGTAACTTCCGATCCAAAAATAGTCTTCGTCACCAATGCTGAATTCAAGTTCCTCATTGATAAAGACTTCGCTGTCGCTGAATTCTTTTCCCATTAGATTTGATTTAAATTTGATACAATATAAGACAAATAATAAACAATATCAATCTTTTTTTGCAAAAACTCTTCGTCTATTTAACCAATGATGTTCATTGCAGATCCGGTCTATGGCCTCCCACTTTGTGGTGCACATTATCCTTGCGTACAAACTACCGCAGTAGTATACATTAAACATTCGCTTCGCTTCCATGACTTAACTTTGCTTCGGATCCATACCTTACTTCCCTAGGGCATGGATAAACCTTAAATAAAGTATCAATTGCTTTGACAAACTTCTCCTTTTTCTTATCGTCCAAGTAAAGCAGTCTGTCATTCATTCCATGTACCAACTTGTACATCTGTAGTCTTTCTTCTAGTGTCATTTCAGTTTATCTTTTACAAATTCAATAATAGTATCAACCCAATCCCCATTCCATTCTCTGCCGGCATAGGTATTCTCAAACTCATTAGTCAAGTCTATGCCTAATGCATAGAGTCCACCCATACCTTCGTCATCGATAATATCAAGCAGTCTTGTTGGCATAGTATCATTGTTAATCATGGCATGGATCGTGCATACGATCTCGTGGTGGGTCTCTGCCCAATCTCTGAACCCATTTTTCAGTACGCCTTTTGACTTCTTGGATGCTAACTGATCTAGTATGTTTGATACTAGCGTATACTCTAATTGAGTTACATTCTGTGGCAGATACAACGCATCTGTCACCGCTTGGTAGGTGTGATCAAGATCAATTTCCTCCGGTACATTTACTTCGATTGTAATTTTCATAGTTCAATTGTTATGGTGTCACTTAAATTTGATAATACTACTTTGTTTGGATAAGCATCCTCCAATGCGATGATGTAATCCTCAATTAAATAATTCATTTCATCTGCCTCGATCACCATTGGACCGACCACCTTTTTAATTTGTTCTTCGGATAGGGTGGTGTACAAAGTACATTGATCCCCATCCCATGTCCCGATCTTTAATTTAAATACATTCATAGTTATACTTTAAAACTTAAGTTATATTGTTCGAAAAGATTTTTTATTTCGGCCAATGCATTCTTACCAAAATTTCTCAATTTCATTATATCTTGCTCTGTTAAATTAGTCAAGTCTTCCAATGTTTTTATCTCTGTCCAATAAAAACAATTGTATGTTCTTTTAGATAAATTTAATTGGCTTATAGGAGTTTTAAGTAAGTCATTCCTCTCAAAAAAATCCTTCCTCATTTTAGCATTACCATTGAATAGCATTATTTCTATTACCCTATCTGCTATTCTATCAACCAATATATCTACATCAATCGATGTGAATACTAGATTTTCAGTACCATTTTTTTCTTTCATTGTTTTATTAAGTTTGAGAAAGTAGCAACAATAAACTGCTCATAGGACAATAGCCTATCTTTTTTGGGGATACTTTTGTATGCTTTCTTTAGATCCTTTTCGAATCTAGTAACGAATTCATACATCATTTGCATTTCCTTCTCCATTCCTGTACAATTTTAGTTGCTTCGAATAATGCATCTGCAGATTCACCCATACCCATGTCCTCATTGGCCATGATCCATTGGTAGATATCATCTACCAACATCTGATCTTGATCATCACGGATCTCCTTGAGTCGCTTCACTTCGCTCCTTAGGAAATCATTTTCTAGTCCTTCAATTGATAGTCCCATATTCATTTATTGATCATGAATTCGTTCTTAATAACAGGAAACTTCTTTAGGTCATCCTTGGTAACCAACCCCATGATTAAATAAACTTCGGGGTTACGTGTAGTTCTAGCCTTGAACTCATTGGTGTTAAGCAATTCGTTCCACTCATTTGCAATTTCAATTGCATCCGGTTCTTTGCCTACGTAGTAGGTCTGTACTTCGATAGTTCTTTCCATTAGATTATAATTTTTGAGGGTATTACTTCGATGATCTGATTGTTTTGGTATACGTATTCAAGTTCGTCAACTAGATCAGCATTGGTGTAATCTTCGTCCAAGTCACGCTTACGTTCCACAAATGGCTTCATTACTCCAATTATCTGATCCTCTGTTAAGTCAGTTAGGATTATAAAATCCTCCTCCTCCCATGAAGTGGTGTTTATTCTGTATGCTTTCATGATCTTTATTCTGCATAAGACATGTCATATCCTAACTCCTTTAACTTATCGATGATCGATGTAAGCAAGGAATATACCCCATCGTAATCGACTAATTTATTCCCTTCAAACCATAGTCCGCCCTCCGCATACCAATCATCCCCTCCGGTCTCTATGTCATAAAGTTCAAAGTATCCATAGTCATCATCCACATTTATGGTGATATGTAGTACAACATTATCCTCATCTTTAATTATCCCAAAACTATTTTCAAGGGCCAAATTTTCTGTTACTTCGAATTCAATTTTCATGTTATTAGTTATTAGATAGGTTATTAAATGAATCATTAAATGGATCGAATCCTTCCACTAGATCCATAAGATTTCTAGTGGCAAGCAGTAGGATAATTTTGTAGTCCACAGTACTATGGATCATTTCACTTATTCTACTTACCTTTTGTTCCCCTCTATCCATTGAGATAGTTAGGACCGCTGCTAACTGCGAAGCATATTCATGCTGACTCACGTCCAATGCCCCCACTAGGGACTCCGCATCATGGTTAAATTTCATTTTATCTTTCATGTCTCTTTATTTTTAGTACTCTATATGCGAAAAATCCGTATTTATTATCCAATTCAATATAGTTTGAATCTTGATCTGCTATCCTAGTTACTTCAAGTACTTCACCCCTTCTAGGTGGATCCCCCACTAGGGACACGTCATCTAGGACCACTACCAAATCACCAATTTGTATGTGATTTCCATCTGAATCTAAAGCATGTAAAGTAGATTCCAATGATTTTGTGATGTCTAAAATATCACCATCATCCGACCATTTTTCTAGTATTATCCGGAGGATTTCCACATCATCGAATAGTCTAGAAATATTATTAAAGTTTTTAATGACATCAATTGAATGTCCGTTTCTATTATCTAATTGTATCATGATTTTTTTTGTTCTGTTATATAGGAAATTTCATTTTTTAAATACTCAATTGCTTGATAACATATTTCATCATCCGATATTTTTAAGCATCTGCCATCTGAAAATTCTATATAGATCCTTTTATCATGTATATAAAATGTTTCACTAGTTTGTATGCTTAAAAGATTTTTGAGGGCGTATTCTAATGTATTTTTTTCCATGTTATTTTTTCATTTGTTGTATAAACATTCCGGTTATCTTATCCTCTAAGGTGTAATCATTTGTGTCCGCATCTTTAGATAGATCCCCGATCACCTTGGTACCTATTACTTTTACCCGATCTTGATTTCGATCCATAAATCTTAGCCAATTTTCTAGATGCTTATCATTTTTAAAATCCCTAGTTTGTGCGAAGGATCCGCCATAGATCCCCCGCATGTATATGACCGCCTTCATTTTTAGTATGGCAAAATATCAAAAATGTAATCCGGTTCTAGTCCGTAGTCCCATAGCAGTTCCTCCGGATCCGCACCTTCTAGGACTTCCGCCCGCATGTCTTGAATGATTTCAATCGCTTCGCTTTTGTCATGGCCTTGGTTAATCAAGGCCCTAAATAAATCTAGTTTCTCCATGGTTTTATTTTATATAGATGTAGGATCTTTTTTCGTTAAATATTTTACTTAAACTTTTTACTTCCTTCTCAAAATCAAAATTCTGAATGCATTCCCACGAAAATTCCTCTATCCGGCTGGAATTATCTTTGTAAAATTTTAGCCTATTTTTTTTGGCCTTTGTATGGCCTTTAATGGCCTTAATTTTTTCGAGTACGTACGTAGTTTTTTCCATAGTTTTAAAATGGCATTAGGTTTAAATGAAATGAGTATCTAGGATTTTTTATAAACTTTAAGAAATGGCCTTCCAAATTTTCTAGGTTTGGGTGATCAAAATTTTCCCTTATTTTTTTTCTTACTATTCGTTCGAAGTTCCTTTGGAATATATATGGGCTTCCCCTTCTGATAAGTATTAAACGATCCTTTATTTTGGCGTTACTTGTTTGAATAATATTAATTTTTCCCATAGTTTTTTAAAGTTTTAAGGGCCCTCCGGATATCCGGAGGGGATCCGGTTTTAGTGTATCAATAAACCTATTTTATTATTTTCAGTGACCCATTTGGTCGCATTAAGATCCAAATAACTTGAATCAAAATAACCTTCCAAGGTCATTTGGTCCATGCTTTTAAAGATCTTTGAATGCCGTTCGCTAGTTTGGTCGATCAATTCATCATTTTTCGAACCTAGGCTAAAAATTAGGTCGAAATTATCCGGCAAAATATATTTACCACGAATAAACGAATGCGATTTGGTGTAGGCATAAAACCGGACCGCCGGATTATTTTCGGCGATCTTTAGCCATTTTTCAAAGTAGGCCGGCGAATAAAAATCCCCTGAGTCATGGATCCGGACGTAAATTTGTTTTTTACTTTTGACCTTCGAAAGTTCGCCGGTAATTAGGTCGACAAAATTATCTTTTTTACTTGCCTCATATCGATCACTTAAGGCCCTTTCTACGTTCCCAAATCGATACATGCCTTTTTTAGCGTAGCAAAGGGATAAGCATGCTCCGGCAAAAGGGCACGTAATTTTTCCGGTTTTTTTGTCATTACCGGCCGGAATTGAAAAATTGAAAATAGTCACGCCAAATTCGGCCGCCGTTTTTTTAAGTTTGGTATTACCCGATCCTAATAAATTTTTCATGGTTTTTTTGTTTAAGATTTAAATTAATTTAATTGATCCGGCAAGGGGATTCGAACCCCTTTTTTATCCAATGCCGGATTTTTTTTACTTCATTAAATGAAGGCCAAACATATAACCCAAAATAAAAATGGGACTTAAGGCGATAATGGTCCAAATAAATAAAATTAGTTTTTTCATGGTTTTTAAAAGATAGTTTTTTCTAATTCAAGGCCAAAAAAATGGCCAATTGTTATAATTACGGCCATTATCAAAATGGCTATAATTGTTGATTTTATTTCGTCCTTTTTCATTTTAGTATTTTTTATCTTGGTTTTGATATAATGCCATAAATGTACCAACCATGTAGGTTAAAATTGTTATGCCAAAAATTAGTGCTCCGAGTAAAGTTTCCATAGTGTTTATTTTAGTGATTTTTTAAATGCTTTTAAGATAATATTTAAAGTATAGTTTAAATGCTTTGCACAAAATTCGTCCCCACAAATAGACTTTTTATTCATGTTATAACGCTCCTTATTTTCAAAATATGAATACTTTAAATAAACATCATCCGCCGGCCGAATAGTAACGAATTGATTTTTTACTTCAATCGGTTTTATTTGTACGTAATACGGCCACGTTCCGCCGGCATACGTTACAGGTGTATGGTCCAATTCATTTACTTGGTTGATCATGGAATTAATTAGGTCGATTTTTTTGAGTAGTGCTTTCATGTGTTTTTTTTGTTAGCGTTTAAATCTTTACAAATATGGTTTAAATCTTTATTAAAACAAATAGTTAAAAAGATTTTTTTAATATATTTTTTTATAAAACGTGTAACGTGCTGATAATCAAAAAGATAGTTTTAAATAATATTTAAAATTTATTTATTGATCTTTTTTTCGTGGGGATATTATCCCCTACTTAAGATCATTTAACTAGTTTTTTTTATTGATCATTGCGAAGGAAGGAAGGCCGGCGAAGGAAGGAAGGAAGGAAGGCCGGCGATCCATGGGCCGGCGGGCCCGGGCCCTAGGGGATCCGATCCAATGCGGGCCGGCATGCATGTAGGTAGGTCCCTAGCAAAAAGCCAAAAAATCAGAGGAAGGCCGGAGGACCCTACCCCCACCCCCATCAAAAATAAACGGTTTTCGTTTCCGGCCGGCAACGCAAAACGTACTATATAACCCAACTACTCTTATCATCTAAATAGTTATATTTGTGCATGTACGATGGACTAACAATTAAGAATGGTCGTTTGGTAAATGATCGTCCTAACGGTATGACAGGTATTCAAGAGGCTCTTGATATTAAGAAGACCTTGAAGAAAGCGAAGAAGCTTGAGATGTATTCTGAAGCTGTTTCAGTCGGTATCCAAAAAGCAGAGAATGTCGAAAAATTAAAGGAGATGTTCTTCAAGTAATAGCTTTTGGGTTTATTTGAGAAGAGGGATTTTATGGTCCCTCTTTTTTTATTATTGACTATGCTAAAAATCTGACATAGCATGTACGTTTTTATGTCGTGTAACTAATTGATTTTCAATCTACTGATAGATTATGTCGATTTTCAACCTAAGTTCTAGTCAGAAATAAATAATATATATAATAATATATATATATATATATAGGGAAGGAAAGCTTTGACATGGAATTGATGTTCCATTTTTTCATTATCTTTGTATACACCAAAAAAACAAAAAAGAAAATGGAGAAGTTTTTAAGTATCCCGGTAACAAATGAGCAGCGTCAATTGATTTCTGCGACAGGTATTGTATTAATCGAGCAAGAGTCAACTACAGTTGTTCACGTGCACTACAAGGCTAGCACAGGAACTGATGTTGTTGTAATTACTCATGCGGCAGCACCTGCAGGAAATGAGTCTATGCGTGATGCTATTCAAGATGCTCTTGTGAATGCATTGGCTACATCATGGACTTATGTAGCGTTTGAGGTTGATAACCTACCATTTGCTGTATCAGGTATTACAGTTGGTTAATATTCCTGATCTATTAAAGAGAGCCATTCTTCGGGATGGCTTTTTTGTTTTATATATTTTTTTTCTAGATTTGGTAAAAATTAAATCAAATGGAACCTAAAGATTTATTCTTCGCCCAAGAGGGCAGACTCAAGTTGATCTCAGGGATCAAGAAGATTGCAGGAGCTGTAAAGAGTACTTTGGGCCCTAATGGGAACACGGTACTAATTGAGAGTCCTAATCACACGCATGGTATCACAGTAACAAAGGATGGGGTAACTGTCGCTAAGGCGGTTGACTTGATTGATCCTGTTGAGAACCTTGCGGTACGAATTATGAAGGAGGCTGCGGATAAGACAGCTACATCTGCCGGAGATGGTACTACCACGGCGATTGTATTGACCGAGGGGTTAGTTCTTGGATGGGTAGATCATTTTGTAAGTTCGGGTACTAATGTGAATTCAACAGAGGTATTGCGTAACATTCATGAGTTGAGTGAGAAGGTGATTGGTAATCTTAGGAAGAAAGCCAAGAAGGTAAGTTCTTCAAAGTTGTTGGACGTTGCTACTATCTCTGCGAATAATGATCGTGAGGTAGGTAGGATTATTTCTGAGGTGTACAAGGAAGTTGGGGACAATGGCATTGTAACTGTTGAGCGAAGCCAAACTTCAGATACGTATGCTGATGTAACTAAGGGTTTGAAGATTGACAGAGGATACTCTAGTCCATTGTTCATTAATGATCAGGGTAGGGATGAGTGTGTGTTTGAGGATGTGTATGTATTAGTGTCTGACATTGGCATTGATAATATCCTTCAGATCCATGATAAGGTATTGCAGCCGATTACTCAGAGTGGTAAGAAGCTATTGGTAATATCACCTTGTTCTACAAATGTGGTGAACACGTTTGCTGCTAACGTAATGAAGAACAACTTTAAGTTCTGCGTTATACAGCCACCAAGCTTTGGTTACAAGCAGCATGAGTTGATGCAGGACATTGCATTAAGTATTGGTGCGACATACTTCAGTGAGAAGACAGGTGATGATCTTTCTAGAATGACTATGAGTGACTTGGGTCATGCATCCAAGATCGTAGTTGGAAAGGATAAGACCATTATTATTAAGAGCGATCTTAAGATTGACCAACAATTAATTGATGAAAGGGTTCAGCAACTATGGGATGCTCATAGTATTGCTAAGAAGAAGGCTGATCGTGATCATATCTTGGAGCGTATTGCTTCTTTGACAGGTGGTATTGGAGTGATCTACGTAGGAGGCAACACTGACCTAGAGCAGAAGGAGTTGTATGACCGGGTTGATGATGCGGTGTGTGCGGTACGATCTGCATTGGAGGAAGGAATCCTTCCGGGTGCCGGCAAGGCTTTAGTAGATGAGAGTGCTAATTTGCTTGCTGAGCTTGGTAATTTGAATAGAAGTGATGAGTATGATGCAGCACTTAAGATCTTGATCAATGCGATGATGGCACCGTTTCAGCAGATCCTTGCTAACGCAGGATTGAAACCAAGTGAGATCTACAATGGTGAGATTCCTGTAGGTCATGGTTATAACTTGAAGACAGGTGAGATGGGTGACTTGATTAAGATGGGGGTAATTGACCCACTAAAGGTTACACGTAGTGCATTACAGAACGCTGTGAGTGTAGCAACAACTATTCTATCAACTAACGCTATCATCACGATGGCTAGACCTTACTAACTATGGAGACTGTACTAAACCCATTTGGCCACGGCCAAGCGAAAAAAGTCGTTGACGAGAACCGCAAGACTTGGGAAGAATACCTAAGTACTGCTGTTGTGCATGATGAGAATGAGTTCTACATTCTGTTTGAGGATGGTCTTTTAGTAAAGAAGGGTAGATCAAAGTTCCGAACTAGTCAGTATATTAAGGGAGAGCGATTCAAAAGTTTCGCAGATCACTATGAGAACGTTTAAGTCATGGATAATTGTTGTGGGAACGGCTGTGATATTTGCACTGCTAACAATTCTGTGGTACCATTTTCAATTAAAGTAGGTCAGGTCCTTGATCAAATTGAGAAGATGCTCATTGATAAGAACCGGAAGTATGGTAACTCCGCTCTTGAACCTATAGGTGTATTCAGTAAGCTCTCTTCTAGGGAGGGTTTGCTGATACGCATCGATGATAAGTTGAAGCGAATTAAAAATGGTAGCTTAGATAATGATGACGAAGACGTTGTGAATGACCTGATTGGGTACCTAGTCTTGTTAAAAATTCATGCATAATTCGGATAGTTTCCGAATAACTAACTACATCTAACCATATAAGTTATGAACATTATACAAATTCAGTTTCCTGCAAGTCAATACATAGCAGAGGAGCATCCTAAGAAACAAATATATCTTCACCATACAGCAGGAAGTCCTAATGGTGTGGGGACATTTGGATGGTGGGCATCTAATACAGAGAGAGTTGCTACTTGTGTATCTATATCCGGTATTGGTAAAGGATGTGTAGATGGTCAGATTGTACAAGGATTTAGTTCTAAGTATTGGGCGTACCATCTAGGTTTGCAAAAAACTACGTTTAGCAGTCGCAAGATCCCATATCAACAACTAGATAAGATTAGCATTGGGATTGAGATCTGTAATTGGGGTAATTTGAGAGAGTCTAATGGGAAGTTTTATAATTACGTTGGTAAAGAGATGACTGATGGGATTATAAAACTAGATAAGCCATATAAAGGATTTACTTATTTCCATAGTTATACTGATGCTCAGATAGAATCTGTAAGGCAATTGCTTTTACTATGGAAAAAAAGATACAATATCCCACTAGACTACAATGATGACATTTGGGATATAACACCTAGAGCTCTCAGAGGAGAAGCAGGTGTGTTCACACACAACTCAGTTAGGAGAGATAAGATTGATATCTATCCTCATCCAAAAATGATTGAGATGTTGAAGAGTTTAAAATAGTTTTTTGCTTACACCTATTTGGTGAACACGTTGCATAGGTTGATATTGGTACTGAAACAAATACTTATTATCCAAGTATGAGGCTGAAGCACTAGGTTGTAGTAGTGAGTTGACTCCTACTCCTAAGTAAATTCCTTTAGGCTTCTTTATAATCGTTTCAGTTTTAGTGTTGGTAACAGTGTTTGTTATTGTAGGTATTTTAAAATCGTTCGTAACATCCATTTTAAGTACCTCTCCAAGGACTTCCCCACTCACATAGGTATTTCCATGCTCAAATGGAGTTGTAGTACTGAATGATTTAATAGTGGGCTTATGATCAATTAGGATTGTATCCCTAATAACTTTAGTTTTGATTTCTTTTTTAGGGATATAAACTGTCTCCACTTTGTCGACAAACAAAGTATCAGTCTCTGTAACTGTAGAGAATCTATAAACCTGTTCTGCTTCAGGTTTAGGATAAACTATAAAAGCTAAAATTACACCTGCCATAAAAGATAAAATAGCAATTCTGATTCGCTCGTCATCTAATAACTGTTTCATTACTGTTCAATAAATAAATTGTCCTCCAATAGTATTTTTCTTAGTTCCTCACGGCACCATTTATAAGCTTTATAGGTTTCATCAGATAATTCTTTGTATTTCATTTCAGATCGAAGTAACTGATCAAAGTCCCAAATAGCACTTTTATACTTATGACCATTAATTGCTGACTGAAATTCAATATTTTCTTCAGGCAAATCAAATTCTAGTACTGCTTTCATAGGGGGAACTTGCAACTATCCACTAGTAATTCATAACTTCTTAATTCTTTCCTGTGTGTTTCTATTCCTGATAGGGTAAGTATCCTTCCACCGGTAGGTTTTACAGGAGCTCCACGTTCTACATGCCAGCCAAAGGCTCCATCTTCATACTCTTCTTTGTATGAACCTGTAATGGCTAGGTGAATTTGCTTATGAACTAGCTCATGTACGTGTTTTCCCGGATTAAATTGGATAGCATCACGAACATCATTACGACTAGAGTTCTCATGTATGTGACCCATGATAAATACGTCCATGTTCTCGTACATTTCTAGAGCTCTTGTCAAGTTAATAGCCCCTTTTGTGACTATACCTCCTCCTCCACTTCCATGAAAGTACTTTAAATTTTTTGACATGTAGGTATTATTACCTAAGTGATATTTTATTATCAACCATCCTCCATATCCACCTGTATAAACTTGTGTTTTGTTGGTATAGTTTAAAAGATCTACAAATCTTTGAAGAGGATCTGTCTCAAGATTCTTTATGATTGCAGTCTCATGGTTACCATATCCGATTACTGTGAGTAAGTGAGCGTAAGGAGACCACCAATTAACTGCATCTTCAATGACTGCATCGATATAGTTTGATTTGTTGTGTTCAGGAAGAATATCTTTCTTATTTCTTCTAGGATCATATTTACCTTGCATGAGACATAGGAAGTCTCCGTTTATAAATATGGGTATATTGTGTTCTTTGCAGTAGTCTAGATGATTCTTTAGCTTTTCTCTATCGCACTTTGGATTGTCCCAATGTATATCTGATAGCAATGCTAATTTTGATTCTTCTTTACCAAGTTCTAGTACGTGAACATTTCTGCTAACCTTTTTTAGATTCATCAGAAGATTATTTGTTGTCCATAAAGTTACTATTTTTTTTGGTTTTCCAAACCAAAGCTGTATATTGTACACATAATAATAATCTTATGGCACTAAATGAGAGAGATTATCGCAACTTCATAGATGGGCTTATAATAGGGGTTGTATTTGGATTCATTGTTTCTACCATATTTTTCCTAGCATTCTCATGACTATACTTGAACAGATTATCATTGACTATCCTGAAGAGTCCTTCTACATTGCTGATGGATTTGATGATGCCATAATAGGGTTTGACGAATCAAACAGAAGACTTGTTTATGATATGGATAAAGTGATTGATATTCTTATTCTTGATGGAATGGAATATGATGAGGCTATAGAATATTACGATTTTAATATATCAAGTGCTTACATTGGAGAAGGAACTCCTATCTTTGTAAAAAATTATTCATGAAAGCAATCGGAAAAAACATTGTAATCAAATCTATTAATGAAGAAGTTAAGACTTCATCAGGATTAATCTTATCAGGAGAAGACACGAATCAATTAAGGTACAAACGTGGAACAGTAGTAACTCCCGGTACAGAAGTAAGCAACATTAAAGAATGCGATGAGATATACTATGACAAAGCTCAGAGCTATACGATGATCATTAATGATGATCAATTTACAATTATTCAAGAACGTGACGTTGTTCTTGTTCTTTAAGTTTTGAATCTTTAATTTCTTTATTCATTTGAATGATCATGTTGCGGTATACCTTATCGGTGTACCGTACTTTTTTTGCAAACATTGGATTGTTGCATGCGGTCATTGGGATCTCCTCACCCTCTAACTTTTTATAGATAGAGTTTACCATTCGTTTGGCTTTATATGATAGAGCGTATACTGCTCTTCTTCCTTTGTATCCGGGCCTAAAGTTTTCTATCCATCCATTTTCAAGAAGTCTATTAAACCTTGATCTATCCCAAGAAAGCAGTTCACTAAATTCTTTAAACTTTGTGACTTTGAAATATTTTTCCGAATATAGGAAAAGAATTACGTCAAGGTCTGATTGTGAGATCTTATACTTGACTTTAGTGTATTGAGAGATGACCTTCCAATATTTTAAATAATCTGATTTCATTTTATTACATTTGTAAAGCAAAGTTAAAATATTAATCATGGCAAAGTCAAGAAACAAAGATTTTCCTTTAAGCAATCCTTCTAATCCCATGAAGAATAAGAGGAAAGATATTCCTTTGGCTCCTACTCCTGATCCCGGAAATAGAAAGACTCTTACTAAAAAAGAGTATAAAGAACAGAAGAAGCAAGCTAGATGGCAAAGCAATATTGATCAAGCTCGTGAGGGAACACTAGCTGATAGAAGAATTGAAAGAGCAGCAAAAATAGGATCTGCTGTTGGAGATGCTATAGCAACAGCGACAGGAGTTGGAGCAATAGCAAACGCCATTAAGTCAAGAAGAAATAGATAGTAAATTTAAATAATAAGATTATGAAACCTTGTACACAAAAAGTTAAAACAGCAACATCTTACAAACCAAAAACAAAAACAAAATGAAAGGAGATCAAATGATGGCTATGGGTATGCCCAAAGCTGCAGTCCTAGGTGGACCAAAGAAAGCAATGGCTAAGAAAGCCGCAGCCAAGAAGCCTGTAGTTAAAAAAGCTATTGGTAAAAAAATGGGTAAAAAGAAGTAATCGAAATGTGTGCTATGTATAGCGGTGGCTCAGGTAAAGCTTCTGATAGAAGAGAAGCTAGAGCGGCTAAAAAGATTGACAAGGCATCTGACAAGATGATAAAGAAGACCATAAGGTCATCTAATCCTATGTCCGCATTTGATAAATCTTACACAAAGTTTGAGAAAAAAGCTCAAAAAATTACAGATCGTTACAACAAGAAGAAATAATCATGGCAACAGGTAAAGGAATGGGCCCGGGCGGCAGAGTCGCTAGAGCCACAAAAAAAGTAGATAAGGCAAGAGGTAAAGTATCAAAATTGGTTGACAAATATGGCATCTCAAGTAGAGAGGAGCCTGCTTCTTATGCTAAGAAAAAAGAAATGCAAGCTAAGAGTGCTCCTAAAATAGCCAAGGCTGTTGATAAAGTAAACAAGGCTCAAGACAAATTGATTAACGCTTCACGTAAAGCAGTTGAGAAGGCAAAGCCTGTTAATTCAGGTGTTGAAAAATCTCCTGTAAGACAAGGTCTTTCTGAGCTTGATAAGTTTGATAAACGTATCAAAGTAAGAAAACTTGAGAAAGAAGCTAAGCCTGCTGCTCGAGCTTATAATGCTAGACTTAGAGCTAAAAAATAAATAATTATGGCTGTTAAGTCTAAAATGAAATGTAACCGTGTCGTTGCTTCTGACAGACCCGGCAAGAAGAGAATGGTTAAAGCTTGTGCTAATGGACAAGAAAAGCTAATTCACTTTGGTGCTGAGGGTTATGGTCATAACTATTCAGCAGCGGCACGGTCTTCATTTAAGGCTCGTCATAAATGCGATACTGCTAAAGATAAATTATCTGCTAAGTATTGGGCATGTAAGAACTTATGGGCAGGTCCCGGAGGATCTACTAAATCTTCACCTAAATCAAGAAGAGGTAAGTACTAATGAAAAATCCTATTCAAGTAAATACTTATAGAAGAAGTACCAATAAGAATGGTAAGTTCTCTTCTGTTTTTACTTCTAACACAGATACAGGTGACACTAAGATGGTCACTCAGAATATAGTTAAGGGTGATAAGGGTAAGTACCGAAGTGCTTCATTAAAGAAGAATGATAATGGTACTGTGTCAGGTAACTTTGTTAAGGGAGAAAAAGGTAAGTACTTGACAGGAGGTAGGGCTGAAAGAAAGTTTTCTCGTTTGTCTACTAGGATGAATAGAAAGAAATGAAAGACTCTTGTTACAAAAAGGTAAAGGCATCTTATGATGTGTTCCCTTCTGCTAGGGCTTCTCAAGCTATTGCTAAGTGTCGTAAGGCATCGGGTAATGTAAAGAAGAGTTCTGCAGGAACTAGTCTAAAGCGTTGGCAAGCAGAGAAGTGGCAAGATACAAAAAGTGGTAAACCATGCGGAGCAGGTGGGCGTAATGAATACTGCCGACCGACCAAAAGAATATCATCAAAAACACCAAAGACTAAGAGCGAGATAAGTCCTTCAAGACTTGCTGCTAAAAAATTAGAGAAGAGTAAAGTTGGAATGGGTAAAAGAATTTCTAAAGTTTAACTATATTTGTTCATCATTAAAAAATTAAATCAAATGGCACAGAAAGTATTAAAGACAAACGCTGAATTGCTAGAGCTAGTTAGAGCGTTGAACATGACTCCTACTGAGAAAGGCAGTAAGGCAGAGGCAAAGATTAAAAAGATCGTAGATAAGATCAAGCCTCTATTTGATGAGTATAATGAGAAGAGAGAAGACATTCGTCTTGATCATGCTCATACAGATTCTAACGGTGTTTTGAATCTAAAAGAGAATGGTGAATATAACTTCACTAAGGATGGCATCAAAGCGATGTCTAAGGATATGAAAAAATTGCTTGATGAGACTTTCGAGTTTTATCAATTTACTTTCTCAAGTGAAGGTATTGAGAACTTTAAGTTCTTAGCAGGATGGGTTGAAGGTATTGATGTTGAGCAATCTGTTGAAGAAGTTGAATAAATTATTCACTTAAAAATAAACAGTAAGAACGGCATCAGTCTTAATTGGTTGGTGCCATTCTTTCTTATAAAGAATATGAAAAGCAAAGGACTAGGAGATACCATCGAAAAGATAACTAAGGTTACAGGTATCAAGAAAGTAGTTGAGACTGTAGCTAAAGCTGCAGATAAAGATTGTGGCTGTTCAAAAAGACGTGATGCACTTAATCGTGCATTTCCATATAAAGAAGATTAATTAATAAGATCATGGCATATCAGAAATTACAACAATCAAGAGCCGCTGTTGTCACTAAGAGTGATACTGTAAACATTCCAAATCCCGGTAACGGAGAAGTAGAGGGATGTGTATTATATGTTGGTACAGGAGGAGTATTACGTGTATTGACAGCAGGTGGTGATGACATTACTTTCACAAACATACCAAACGGATTTCTATCTACTTTCCAAGTGATTAGAGTATTCGCTACTGACACAACTGCTAACAACATTATCGCACTTTGGTAGAATGGCAAAGGTAATAGTAAGTAGCATCTACAAGAAGAAGCATAAGAAGAAGGGCTTGGCTGCTAAGAATTCTACAAGTAGCAATAAGAGTAGCAAGCTTTATAAGAAGACTTATAAAGGGCAGGGAAGATGAAATATATACAATATCTTTTTGCCTCCTTACTTTTATTATTTGTCCCAATATATGGGCTTCTTGTTGCCGTTGCTATGGCTATTATCCTTGACACTTTTACAGGAGTATTTAAATCAATAAAACTTCACGGTTTGAAAAGTATTAGAAGTAGAAAGCTTTCTACTATAGTTAGTAAAATGCTTCTATATGAAGTAACTGTGCTTTTCCTTTTCCTTATGGACAAATATCTTTTGAATGAATTTGTTGTCTTATGGTTCGGGATTGAGTTTATGTTTACTAAAATGTGTGCTATAGTTCTTATATTTATAGAACTAGTTTCAGTTAAAGAAAACATAGAAGAAGCTTACAATATCGATATATGGAAGATGCTTAAGCGTTTATTGAGCAGAGCCAAAGAGATTAAGTCTGATATCGATGACTTAAAATAAACTTGGAATAATGTCACAGATAAGTTCATATCCGATATTATCAAATCCTACATTAAGTGATCTATTAATAGGTACTGATGTAGACAATTTGAATCTTACCAAAAACTTTTCGATAAGTTCTATAGGTGATCTTATTGGATTGGACTATGTGCCATATACAGGTGCTTTACAAAATGTAAACTTAGGTTCATTTAATATTACATCTTCAGCATTTATTGTTGGAGGTGGAACATCTAGTCAATTTTTAAAAGCAAACGGTACCCTTGATTCTACAGTATATGTTCCTGCAACAAGGACTATTACAATTAACTCTGTAGGATATGACTTAAGTGCAAATAGATCTTGGGATCTAAACACAATTAATAGCTTAACCACAACAGGTACAAGCGGTGCTGCTACATATGTAGGTAAAGTTTTAAATATACCTATATATCAAGCACAAGGTAATTATATCACTCAACTTTCAGGAGAAGCAACTGCTGTTGGTCCGGGTAATGCTGTTGTTACACTTGATAATACTGCTGTAATCAGCAAGGTATTGACCGGTTTAAATGTAACAGGTGGTAACATCATTGCTTCTGATACTATACTACAGGCATTTGGAAAAGTACAGAACCAAATTAATGGGCTTGTTGGTGGTGTTCAGTACCAAGGTACATGGAATGCTGCCACCAATACACCTACTTTGCAGAGTTCTGTTGGTACAAAAGGACACTACTATGTAGTAAGTGTTCCCGGTAATACTAACCTAAATGGAATTACTGATTGGAAGTTAGGTGATTGGGCTATCTATGATGGAACAGCTTGGCAAAAGGTAGACAACACTGATTCAGTAATTAGTGTTAATGGTTATACCGGAGAAGTTATACTTACTTACAGTGATGTAGGTGCTCCTCCATCTACAAGAACTCTTACAATCAATGGTGTTGGGTATGACCTAAGTGCAAACAGAGCTTGGACTGTAGGTGATGTACGTACAGATAGTTCTTATGCTAACCCATCATGGATTACTTCATTAGCTTGGAGTAAAATTACTAGTACTCCTACTACTCTTGCAGGTTATGGGATTACTGATGGAGTTAATACTTCTAGGACGTTAACTATTAATGGAACTTCTTATGATCTTAGTGCCAATCGTACATGGTCAGTAGGTACAGTTACTAGCATTGCTACTAGTGGACCAATTACAGGTGGACCAATTACAGTATCCGGTACAATTGGTATTACTCAATCAGGTGCAACTTCAGATGGTTACCTAAGTAGTTCAGATTGGAATGCATTTAATAATAAGCAGGAGGTAATATCTGTATCTGCTCCATTAACATTTGTATCAGGTGTTGTTGGGATTACACAGGCAGGATCTTCTTCAAATGGATATTTAAGTAGCACTGATTGGACTACATTTAATAATAAGCAAAATGCATTAGTAAATCCTGTAACAGGTACAGGTACACTATATACTCTTCCTATGTGGGGAGGTGCGACATCATTAGTAAATAGTCCATTATCTTATGGATCTGATTCATTTAATTTTCAGTACAATAGTACAACCGGAGCATCTGTAGTATTTTCTAACATAGGACTTACTCCATACTCTTACACAGTAACTATGAATAACTTTGGATCTCCAAGATCAACAGTTCATAGTTATACTGATGGGATTGTATATCACAATATTGCAGGAACTCAGTATCAAAGAATCTTTGCTAATGGTAATACTATTATTGGACAAGGGCTTACTGATACAGGATATAAGCTTTATGTTGAAGGAGAAGTATTTATAAACTCAGTAACAAATGCAGCTACTGATCCAAACAAATATATGGTTTGGGATACAGGTTCGGTTAAATATGTTACTGCTAGTCAGATGATTACTACTCTAGGTGCAGTACCGTATACAGGTGCTACTGCAAATGTTAACCTAGGTGAGTTTGGACTTACTACAGGATACTTAGGATTTGATCTTACTCCTACCAATACACCTGTTACTCAGGGTACAATGTATTGGGATGATAGTGAGTTGACTGTAGCTCTAAACATGGGTACGGTTACACAACATATTGGTGAAGATGTATATTACAATGTAAAGAATAGTTCAGGTGCAAATATACCAAAGGGTACCGCTGTTAGATTTGCAGGTACTGATGGAAATAGTGGACATATATTAATTGCTCCTTTCTTAGCTGATGGTACTTATCCATCTGCTTATTTTATGGGAGTAACTGCTGCCTCTATATCCAATGGTAGCTTTGGAAAGGTAGTTCAGTTTGGTAAGTTAGAAGGAGTAAATACAAATAGTTTTACTAGTGGAGCTATTTTATATGCATCTACAACTGTAGCAGGAGGATTTCAAACTACTGTTCCTGTAGCTCCTGATAACATTGTTCAGGTAGCTGCTGTATTATCTTCTGCAAATAATGGGAAGATTATGGTTAGACCTATTTTAGGTTCTAACATAACACAAGATGAAGGGGTTGTTATTACATCTCCTGTATTGAATCAAGGATTATTTTATGATTCAGGTCTATGGGTAAATAAGACTATAGCATCTGCACTAGGATATACTCCTGCAAATCAAGCAACCACACTTACTATTAATGGAAGTGCTTATGATCTAAGTTCAAATAGATCATGGAGTGTAGGTACTGTTACTTCTGTAAACATGAGTGTCCCTACAGGATTTGCAATAGGAGGAAATCCGGTTACATCTAGTGGAACTCTTGCTTTATCTTTTGCATCAGGATACAGTTTGCCTACAGATGCTAGTCAATCTAATTGGGATGTTGCTTATAATAACAGAATTACATCGCTTAATACTACTCCATCAAGTGGTGCTGCTACTTTAATTGGAAATGTTCTTACTATTCCTGTATATCAAGAGCAGGGTAATTACATTACTTCTTTAACAGGTGAAGCCACTGCAAGTGGTCCCGGTGCAGCTTCTGTTACACTAACCAACTCAGCTGTTACCGGTAAGATCCTTACAGGTCTATCTGTGGCAGGATCTTCTATATCGGCTACAGATAGTATACTTGCTGCATTTGGTAAGCTTCAGGGTCAAATAAATGACCTTATTGGAGGTCTTCAATATCAGGGTACTTGGAACGCATCTACAAACACTCCAACGATTACATCAGGAGTTGGTACAGATGGTCACTTCTATATTGTTAGTGTCGCAGGTAACACCACTATTGATGGCATTACTGATTGGCAGATTGGTGATTGGATTGTATTTCATGGTACTGCATGGCAGAAGGTTGATAACACTGAATCTGTTGTATCTGTAAATGGATTGACAGGAGCTGTGAATCTTACTACTTCAAATATTTCTGAGGGTACTAACTTATATTTTACAAACAGTAGAGCTAGACAGGCTATAAGCTTGACCACTACAGGATCAAGTGGTGCATCTACATATGACAATGGTACAGGTGTATTGAATGTACCTCAGTATACATTAAGTGGATTGGGAGGAGTTCCTACTACAAGAACATTGACTATCAATGGTACTAGCTATGACTTGAGTGCTGATAGATCTTGGACAATTGTAGCAGGTATAACAGGGAGTGGTACTACAAACTATATTAGTAAATTTAGTGCTAGTGATACAATTGCAAACAGTTTATTATTTGACAATGGATCAGGAGTAGGCTTAGGAACAGCAAGTATTAATGCTTCAGCATTGTTTCAGATGGATAGTACTACAAAAGGATTCTTGCCTCCACGAATGACAGCTGCTCAGAGAGGATCTATTAGTTCTCCTGCTGAAGGATTGATAGTTTATCAGACAGATTCGGTAATAGGTTTGTATATTTACAGCAACTCCACGTGGAGATCATTAACAATGGTATAAGATATGTCGAATTTAGCAACTATAGTAAACAACATATTAGCTGACAGTGGGATTGATGACATCAGTGTTGTCATTGGATCAGGCACTTCAGGTTATATACCTGTGTTTACATCTACCGGTAGAACTATTGGAAATAGTATTCTTAATCAAAGTGGAGGTAACTTATTAATTGGAGGCAACATTGCTCTTCACGCAGGTAACTTTAATTCATACGCTCCTACGCTAACAGGTGTAGGTGCTAGTGGTACGTGGAGTATTAGCATTACAGGTAATGCAGATACAGTTGATGGGTACCATATGAATCAAAATTTGTTGACTACTTCTACTCCAACATTTGCAGGTTTGACCACCAATGGAAATATAACTGTAAACGGAATAGGAATATTTAATTCAACAAATGATCATCAGATTTCTTTAAGAAGTTCAGATGTATGGACAGGTATTGAATTCGATGATTCTCAAAGTGGGGTTGACTATATATGGTTCAATGGTACTTATCAAACTTTTGCTATTGGTGGAGGAGGAGCTAGTGTATCCGGAAAGAAACTTCACATTGATGGGGGTACAACTATTGGTGCTAATTATGATTCTACATCTGTTCCTAGTAATGGATTAGCTGTTGAAGGTACAATAAAAGGAGCTGCTTATTTTGATTCACAGGCAAATAGTGGGTTTAGACTTAGAAATTCTTCAGATTCTGCTAACGTAGGTGGATTTACTAGAAGAGGACTTTGGGAAGGTAATTCTAATTATGATCCTGCTATATGGGCAGAGACAGGTTATGGAATTTATTTATATACAAATGGTAGTGCAAGCCCAAGAATAACTGTAGATACAAATGGTAACACTACTATTCATGGTGCTTTAGGTGTAGGTCAATCTCCTAACACAAGTTACAGAATTATTACAGCAGGAGATATATATCTTAATGGTAATGCAAATGGATGGGCAGAGGGAACTTGGAAACAACGTAGAGGAGGAGGAACTTACTATGATGTAATTGATACAGGAAACTTCAACTCCTATGCACCTACATTAACAGGAGGTGGAGCAAGTGGGACATGGCCAATTAGTATTGCAGGTAATGCATCAAATACGAGTAGCATAAGTAATGCTGTTGGTAGTTCTTACACTTGGACAGGAGAACAATATTTTAGATCAAATAGAAATACAACTTCTTCTAATCCTCCACTGCAAGCTTACTCAAATGATTCAGGTGGAGCAATTATGTCATTCCATAGAGCAGGAGTTTATGCTGTAAACTTTGGGCTTGATTCTGATAACGTAATGCGGATTGGGGGTTGGTCTGCACCTAATAGTTTATGGCAACTAGATATGTCAGGCAATAATTATATTGCAGCTTCATCAAGAGCTCCAATATTTTATGACTTAGATAACACAGCATATTATATTAATGGTGCAAATACTTCTGATTTAAATGCTCTTAAATTAAATGGACTTTTCTTAGATAGAGAAGAAGGAGCTGCTAGAGGTATTAGTTGGTATTCAGCATCATTTACTGCATGGTCACAGTATATGTCACCTGCAGGTGCAGGTGGTTCAGGTCCTACAGGAAATATAACTGCTCCAAGTGGTACTCTTGTTACATCTTGGGGACTAAGAAGTTTTATTGAAAATGTGAGTGGTTATGGTTGGACATTTGAAAGCGGAACAACTACCGGTCAACCAAGTATAGTAGCTGAAATTCGTTCTTCTGATGGATCCGCACAGTTTAATGGAAGTGTTAGATCCCCTATATTCTTTGATTCTAACAATACTAATTATTATTTAGATCCTGCATCTACATCTTCATTAAGAACAGTTGGTTCATGGAGATCTGATTCAGCTGCATGGGATGGTGAGTTTAATGGTAAGATTCAATATCATGCTAACAGTTGGTATTTTCAAGCAGCAGGAGATTGGTTATTTAGAAATTCAGGAGGAACTAATGTATTTTCTGTAGCACAGAGTGGTAGAGTTTTCTATTCTAACTATCTAGTATCTACTAATAGTGGAGGTCTAATGGGTGATTACAATGTTGCAGGTACTACGACAAAAGTAATTTGGACTATTGGTGAATCTTGGCCATTAGCTAGTATGTACGGATTAGCTTATGAATATGGGAGTGGATATGGCCATCATTTGGCATTAAAAAATAATGGGACAACATATTCTAGAATTGGCTTTGCAGGAGATTCTTTTCTTGGTGGATCAAATTCAGCAGGAGGTGATTTTAGAGCTCCAATATTCTATGATTCAAATGACACAGGATACTATGTAGATCCAAACTCGACATCAAATGATGCTCTTAGGATTCGAGGAGGTGCTTTATTTGGGCCTAATCCTACATGGGGAGAATATCTTGCAGTTGGTACAAATGGTCGTTGGTCCGGTTCTTATGCATCTGTTGCTACCACAAATGGAAATTTGCACTTAGATGCTAAAGATGGAAGTAATATTTATTTAGCTTGGTATAATGGGTCTGATGTAATTGTTGGTGGAGGTATTCAATCTACTATTTATTACGATAGAAATGATACAGGATTTTATGTTAATCCTAATAGTGCTTCAAGATTAAATATCATATACCCAAACACTAGTTATTTTGGAGTTGATGGTAATAAGGGATATGGTCAAGGGTTTGGAACATACTCATCGTCTCTACATAAGATAGCATACATGTCTTTTGATTGGGATTCTAATTACGATACTTATTCAAATCATGGAATCGCTTCCACTAGTCGTTTTGGAGGTTTTTCAGATAGTATGAGTATTAACTCATATAATGATATTAATTTAAGAATTGATACTAATGACAATGATTCATCTTCGTATGTAAGATTTCACCATCACACTACAGGAGAAAATACATTTGCATACATAGGATACAACCATTGTATTAGTGAATTCCAAATGTTCCTTGCAGGCATGTATTGCACTAGCAGTTATTCAGGATATTGCTACAATGATGGATATTATAATGGTGGATATAGTTCATCTGCTTACATGAGAAGTTCTGATTTTTGTCAAATATTTAATACAGGATTCTGTGGATTATATGTAGTTAATTATGGACCATCAATGGATTTTGGTACATATAGTTTGATTCAGAGACCTTCTACAGGAGAATGCTTCTGTTATGATGGTGGAAGTGGAACTCTTTATATAGGTGGTAATATATGTCAAAACTATTATTCTGATTGTAAATACAAGGAAAACATTACAGAGATTGATTCAGCTCTTGATAAGATTGAAGCAATGCGTGGGGTTGAGTTTGATTGGAATGAATTAGGTGAAGAAGAAGCATTTAGAAAAGGACATGAGGTTGGAGTGATCGCACAAGAAGTTCAGGCTGTATATCCTCAAGCTGTTAGAGAAGTTTATAAAGAAAGAGAAGACTATGTAGCAACTGCTCTTGTTGTTGATTATGAAAAGTTCACACCTCTTCTTATTCAATCAATAAAAGAACTTAAGGTCAAAGTTGACAACATAAAATCTAGATTAGATGCAGGCGGTTTATAATTGGAAATTAGGAAGAATAGAAGCTAAGAAAAGCTTTAGAGATAAGTTTGGTAACGTAAGAGAAAACGTAATCAAATCAGTAGAACTAATTCTTGTAGGCGAGAAAGGTGATGATAGAAAAGAATATACTACTAATGTTTATTTTAACTTGATTGATCTATCTAATTTTAAAGATGCATCAACACTTTCAAAAGAGGAAGTACTTCAATGGGCACTTGAAAAAATTGATCCTAAAGAGAAACAGTATATTGAAAGAATTGTTAAATTACAGCTCAATGAAGAAGAGTCAAAGACTCTAACAATAGAACTATAATTTAATAAAATGAACATTCTGCTTGATATCAATGGAGGGCTTGGCAAGAACATAGCCTCAACAGCATTTTGTGCAAGGATAAAAAAGAAATATCCTGAAAGTAAACTGATAGTATTTACATTTTGGAAAGATGCTTTTCTAAATAATCCTAATGTAGATGTATGTCTTGAAAAAGGAGAGGACAATGACTTCTATGAAAAGTACGTTGAAGGACAAGAGATTTTATTTTTAGTAACTGATCCGTATTTAATGAATGCCCATATGAATAAAAAGGAGCATTTAATACAGACATGGTTTTCAATGATTGGAGAGGAATACAATGATGAACTTCCTGAACTTTATTTTACCAAACAAGAGAAGCAATACTACAATCAGTTCTTTAAGTTTCCAAAAGATGTATTTATAATTCAGGCTAATGGTGGAGGGAAACCTCAGCAGGGAATGGATTCATATAATTGGGCTAGAGATATTCCACCTAATTTGGTCCAAAAAATTATTGATAAGTATAGTGAAGATTATTCTGTTGGAGTAATAAGACAAGGACATCAAATAAAGTATAACAATTGTCTAGATTTCAGAGACAAATGGAGAATGCTTGCAATAGGAATGAAGTCTTCAAATAAGAGACTATTTATAGATAGTTCTTTTCAGCATGTTGCAGCAGCATTAAATTTACCATCTACAGTTCTTTGGAGCGTAACTGATCCTAAAGTATTTGGGTACAAAATACATGACAACATATTAGCAAATCCTCATACTAAATATCAAAAACCTACAGATATTGCAAATAAGTTTAGGTTTGTTGAACCTTTACAAAATATGCCATATGAAAGTTTTAACGAAGTTTTCAACTTTGATTCCATAATCAAATCTATTAATAGACAATGATAGTTGAAGTATCAGTTGGTGAATTGCTAGATAAGTGGACGATACTTAAGATTAAATCTGAGATGATTTCAGATTGTGGTAAACTTATGAATGTAAAAAAAGAAAGAGATTATCTTCATAAGCAAATCTTAACTATCGATGGGTTGATCAATGATGATCTGTGTGAGTATCTGCTAGATACTAATTATAGTCTTTGGGAAGTTGAAGATAGCTTGAGGAGTTTAGAGTCTAAGAAAAAGTTTGATGAATCATTTATATCTTTGGCTAGAAGTGTTTACAAGCTAAATGATTTAAGGGCAGACATTAAAAGAAAAATTAATTTAAAATATAAGTCTAACTTTGTAGAAGAAAAATCATACATCTAAAAATAAAAAAAAATGGTTTACACTTGGAAAGTAACAGGAATGAAGGGAATAGATTTGCCTAATGAGCCAAATACAATTATACAGACTTATTGGACGAAGACCGGAACTGATGATCAAGGTAATGAAGGAATATTTACAGGAGCAACTCCTTTTAATCCTGCTGACATTGATCCTGCTAATTTTATTCCTTACGATCAACTAACAGAAGAGATTGTACTTGGATGGATTCAAGCTGTTGTTGTTGGATCTTATGCAGAACACGTTGATGCTCAGATTCAAAAACAGATTGATTCTAAAAAAGTTAAAGATGAGCCACTTCCTTGGGCACCTCCTACTCCTCCTCCTACACCTATTGTAACCGCAGAATAATATGTCAACTATCAACTCATACGCTACAGATACTAATGTATCTTATAACGATAAGCTTATTGGGACTGATGCTGAAGACAGCAACAAGACTAAGAACTTTACCATTGGAAGCATTTTATCTATGCCACTTCCAAATGTACCTGTATACCCTAACAATGCAGCAGCCATTGCAGCAGGACTAACTGTTGGACGAGTTTATAGAATTACAGGAAGTACAGGACAACTAGCGGTTGTATTTTAAATACATTCCGAAATAAAATTTAATCTAATGGACATAAGAAAAATATCGGTAGGACCTGATTATAAAGGAAGCTCAATGCATTACATCGTAGGACAGAAAGTTCTTGGTGATACATATGAAATAGAGGCTATCCTTTTTAATGTTGACTTAGGATCAATACGTGTTTATATTAGAAACGAAAAGAATGAGACTGTAATGTGGAAAGAATTCAACCACAATATGCCTATTTCAATTGAATATAATATAAACTACTAATGAAATCCCCATTCGATTTTATCGTTAGACCAATAAATGGTGAGCGATACAATAACACCAAGGAAAGCGGTGGTATTGAAATAATTGTCAATACATCAGAAGAAGACCATAGGTTCTCCAATAGATATGCTGAGGTTATTGAGGTTCCCTATGGATATGATGGCCCTATACAATCAGGTGATATCTTATTGGTTCACCATAATGTATTCAAGTTCTATAATGACATTAGAGGAAGACGTAAAAGTAGTCGTGCATTTTTTAGAGACGATCAGTTCTTTATAGAGCCTGATCAGTTTTTCATGTACAAGCGTAATGGGGAGTGGCATACTTATAATCGATTCTGTTTTGTAAAGCCTATACCGGCAATTGAGAGTTACATCATGAAACCATTTACTCATGAGCCTCTTATGGGTGAGATGGTGTATCCAAATGAATACTTAATTTCACAGGGTATAAAGGCAGGAGATATTGTTTGTTTCAAGCCTGATAGTGAGTATGAGTTTGATATTGATGGAGAAAAACTTTATAGGATGTTTGACCATCAAATAACTATGGTTCTATGAGAGATCCTAAGGAAATAAAACTTAAGATAATTGAAGCAGGTCATCAGGCTGTAGAGCAGTTAATTAAGGTTGCTAAGGAGGCAATCATAAAGCACGAGGATGATGATGAGTTGTCTGCTGATAGATTAAAGAATGCTGCAGCTACAAAGAAGTTAGCCATCTTTGATGCGTTTGAGATTCTAAATAGAATAGAGTCTGAGCGTGAAGCTCTTGAGATGTTGGATAAAGGAGTGAACAGAACAGAAACCAAACAGGGATTTGCAGAGCGAAGGTCTATATCGAATCGTTAAGGACTATGTTCCTCAAAACGCTATCAGTAAAAAGAATGGCGGTAGATCATGGTTATATGGCTATAATGAGCAATATGACATGGTCGTTATATCTAGGACCGGTGAGATAGGTGATATCATAAATATCTCAGGACTTTATATTGCGTTACCTAAAGCACCTAAAGAAGTATATAAAAGATCAGATAAGACTTCAGAACAATATTGGGAAAGACATGACTTACCTAAAGAGCTGTTAAAGATACAGTCAATCTTTCATTGGAATGAGATGCCTTCTGAATTTAAAGATAGGTGGGTAGACTATATTGAGACAGAGTTTGATAGACGTGAGGATGGGATGTGGTTCATGAATGATGGTGAGCCTACGTACATCACAGGATCTCACTACATGTACTTGCAGTGGTCTAGCATTGACGTAGGATACGCAGACTACCGTGAAGCAAACAGAATATTCTTTATATTTTGGGAAGCATGTAGAGCTGATAGTAGATCCTTTGGTATGATATACCTAAAGATTAGACGTTCAGGGTTCTCCTTCATGTCATCATCTGAGTGCGTGAACATAGCCACTCTTGCTCGTGACTCTCGTGTTGGCATCTTATCAAAGACAGGTGCTGATGCTAAGAAGATGTTTACTGATAAAGTGGTACCAATAAATAGTAGACTACCATTCTTCTTTAGACCTATCATGGATGGTATGGATAAGCCAAAGACTGAGCTTGCGTACCGGGTACCTGCATCAAAGATTACAAAGAAGAACATGGCAACATCTTCTGATAATGAAGTAATTGGTCTTGATACTACTATAGATTGGAAGAACACTGAAGAAAACTCTTATGATGGTGAGAAGCTATTGTTCTTAGCACATGACGAATCTGCAAAGTGGGTAAAGCCAAATAACATTCTTAACAATTGGAGAGTAACCAAAACCTGTCTTAGAGTTGGTAGCAAGATCATTGGCAAGTGCATGATGGGATCTACCTCGAATGCTCTAAGCAAAGGTGGTGATAACTATAAGAAACTATATGAAGACTCAAATGTACTTCAAAGAAATGCTAATGGTCAAACTAAGAGCGGTCTATACTCATTGTTTATTCCAATGGAATGGAACATGGAAGGATTCATTGATAGGTATGGTATGCCTGTATTTAGAAAACCTTCTACTCCTATCATTGGTGTTGACAACCAAATGATAAAAAACGGTGCTATTGATTATTGGGAAGCTGAGGTTGACTCATTGAAGAATGATGCCGATGCACTCAATGAGTTCTATAGACAATTCCCTAGAACAGAAAGTCATGCTTTCCGTGATGAGAGCAAGTCATCTATATTTAACTTGACAAAGATCTATCAGCAAATAGACTATAATGATTCAAACATAGAAGGTCAACTAATAACACGTGGATCCTTTCATTGGAGAGATGGTGAGAAGGATGGTAAAGTTATATGGACACCTGATCAACGTGGTAGGTTTTTGATAAGTTGGTTTCCCCCACCACATATGCAGAACAATGTATCTACAAGGAATGGTGTGAAGTATCCGGGGAATGAACACCTAGGGTCATTCGGATGTGACCCTTATGATATATCAGCAGTTGTAGGTGGACGTGGATCTAATGGTTCGTTACATGGTATGACTAAGTACCACATGGATGATGCTCCTGTAAATCAATTCTTCTTAGAGTATATCGCTAGACCACAGACCGCAGAGATATTCTTTGAGGATGTATTGATGGCATGTGTATTTTATGGAATGCCAATGCTTGCAGAGAATAATAAAGCTCGTATATTATATCACTTTAAGAATAGAGGGTATAGAGCATTCTCATTGAATAGACCGGATAGAGTATTGAATAAGCTTAGTAAGACAGAACGTGAGCTTGGAGGTATACCAAACTCTTCAGAAGAAGTTAAGCAGGCACATGCATCAGCTATTGAAACTTATATTGAAAAGTTTGTTGGGATTGATTCTACAGGATCATATAGACCTACAGATGAAATAGGTAATATGCCATTCACTAGAACACTAGAAGATTGGGCTAAATTTGATATTAATGATAGAACTAAACACGATGCTTCAATTAGTTCAGGATTAGCTATAATGGCAAATCAAAAGCACGTATATTTACCTGATAAAAAAGAGTCAAAAATTAGTGTTAGTTTTGCAAGGTACACTAATAGTGGAACAAGAAGTGAGCTTATTAGATGAAAGATGTCGTAGTTAACATATCCGCAACAGGATTCCCAAGCCAATTTGTAACTGATGCAGAAAAAGCATCTGATGAATTTGGTCTACAGGTTGGTCAAGCAATTCAGTATGAATGGTTTAGAAAGGACGGCAATCAATGTCGTTACTATAACCAATGGAGAGACTTTAATCGTCTTCGCCTTTATGCTCGTGGAGAACAATCTGTTCAGAAATATAAGAATGAGTTAGCTATTGATGGTGACTTGTCTTATCTAAATCTTGATTGGACTCCTGTACCTATTCTTCCAAAGTTTGTAGACATTGTCGTTAATGGCATGAATGACAGACTATTTAAGGTTAAGGCATATGCACAAGATGCAATGTCTCAGGCTAAGAGAAGTAAATATCAGGACATGATTGAAGGGCAGATGGCTGCCAAAGATGTATTAACTATTATACAAAATGAAACAGGCATTAATCCATTTATCATGGAGCCTGATGAATTGCCAAACACTGATGAAGAACTATCTCTATACATGCAGCTTAATTATAAGCCTGCAATTGAGATAGCTGAAGAAGAAGCAATCAATACAATTTTTGATGAGAACCATTACCAAGATACACGTAAGCGTATTGACTATGACTTGACTGTAATTGGGATTGGTGTAGCAAAGCATGAGTTTTTACCCGGTGCAGGAGTACAGGTATCTTATGTAGATCCTGCAAACATAGTATATAGCTATACTGAAGATCCTTATTTTCAAGATGTATTCTATTGGGGAGAAATAAAAACTCTTCCTATTACTGAGCTTTTAAAGATTGATCCTACTCTTACTCGTGAGCAGATGCAAGAGATTTCTATGTATTCTCAGAGTTGGTATGACTATTATAATGTAGCTCAGTTTTATGAGAACAGTTTGTTCTATAGAGATACATGTACTTTACTATACTTCAATTATAAGACTACAAAGAAGATAGTATATAAGAAGAAGATTCTTGAAGGAGGATCCTCAAGAATGATTGAGAAGGATGATACATTTAATCCTCCTGTTGAAATGATGGAGGAAGGTCGATTCGAGAAAGTTGAAAAGACTATTGATGTATGGTATGATGGAGTAATGGTTATGGGCACTAACATCTTGCTTAAGTGGGAGATGGCAGAGAACATGGTTAGACCAAAGTCAGCATCGCAACACGCATTACCAAACTATGTAGCAGTAGCACCACGTATGTATAAGGGTGTGATTGAGTCATTG